AGCACCTGGGTCGTGCCCGGCTGCAGCGTGACGTTGGCGATGCCGTCGGCGGCGCGCGCTTTCGCCTCGGCATCCTTGTCGAAGATCTGACCGTCGGCGTCCGACTTGACGAAGGCGGTGAACAGCGCCGCCACCCGCTTCCGCTCGAGCTCAGCGTCGTCATAGGCGTCGAGCACCCAGAGGCCGACGATCGCCGGGGTCAGCCGGCTGAGGCCGCGCACCTGGCCGGCCTCGAGGGGGTCGTAGACGTGCAGCACTTCCGAGGCCGGCACGACGGTGCGCTCGCCGAGGCCGAGCATTGATTCGGTGGTGTCGCCCGGGTGCCGCTTCCAGAAATGATAGGCGACGCGGCGGCCGATCTTATCGAACTCGATGCCCTGGCGGATGATGTTGCCGTTGTCGCCGACGAGCGTGTAGTTGAGGTCGAGCATCTCGCTCGGCAGCATCTGCAGCTGCAGCGGCACACTGAGCCCGTCGCTGAGGCGCCGCGGCCGCCGGCGGACGAAGCACTCGCCGGCGATGAAGAGCTCGCGGGCAAGCCGTCGCTGCAGCCCGTAGAGGTCGGTCAGCCCCTCGCTGTCGGCGTCGTCGGTCCAGCGGGTCCAGAGCGCCTTGCCCTTCTCGGCCAGCGTGCTTCCGCCAGCCTTGGGCTTCCAGCTCGGCACGATGCCGGTACCAACGGCATTGGCTGCGAAGCACTCGACCGCGTTCTGGGCATAGCCGTTGTTGCGGACGAGGTAGCGGGCGCGCGCCCGGGTCGTGCCGCCCGACGACTGGATGAGCGTGTTGACATGATCGCGCGCCGGCACCCAGCCAGCGAGCCGCCGCGACATGCGGCCAGATTCGAGCCCGTCCGACGCTGCACGCGCGCGCTGGGCAACGCTGCCGATCCCCAGGGCCGCAAAGAAGGCCTCGAACATCAGAGCAACCACGCGAAGAGCGCGACAATGGCGGCACCGATCGATGCGCCGATCGCCAGCACAATCAGGATTTCGCGCGGGCCGACGATCAAGCCTTCGGGAAGCTCGAACATCAGAGCCCCTTCTCCGAGGTCATCCGGATCTGGCGGAGCACGCCCCTGCCCTGCACGCCGGCGAGCTCGGCCTCGAGCGCGGCGAGTGCGGCCGCCATCTCGGCGTCGGTCTTGTACTCGGTGCGGGTGTCGCCATGCTGGACCGAGCGCACGCCGCTCGCCCGCGCCTTCTTCAGCGCCGCGATCCATGTCGTGAGCTCGGTCTCGGTTGGCATGCGGCGAGCCTCATTGCATGTACGGCGAGGCGCCGCCGCGGCGATAACGCGAGACCGAGGTCGGCTTGACCGCCACCGCCGGCGCTTCCTGCTCGGCGACCGGCGCCGAGGTCGCGGCCACCGTCGCGGCCGGCTGAAACAGGTCGGCCTGGTCGATCTTGGTGAGCGCGGCGAGATCACGCGCGCGGGCTTCCCAGCGCGCCTCGCTCCACGACCAGAGCCCGACATAGTGACTGAGCGCCCAGCCGTAGACCGTGCAGTCGAGCCAGTGGTTCGGCCCGCGCTTCAGCCAGACGCGCTTCGGCCCGTCGCGGCCGGTCTCGACATGGACGTACTCGGAGACCAGCTGGCGGAAGTAGTCCTCCTCGGCGTTCGCCGGGAAGTGCTGGTAGCCGGTCGGCAGCGCGGCACCGCCCTCTTTCGGCAGCCGCGCCAGGTAGACCATGAGCGCCGCCTTGATGCCGTACGTGCCGACCAGCCAGACGCGGAGGCTGTAGCGGCGGGCGCGTCCGGCGGACTTGCCGACCTTCTTCACCTCGGGCGTCTCGGCCCGGAAGATCGGCAGCTTCGACCAGCCCTCGACGCCCTTCAGCGCCAGCGCGTTGTGGCGGCGCTTCACCCACGAATAGACGGCGTCGACATTGTAGCCGGAGTCTACCCCGATCAGGTCGGGAAGGACGCGGGTGCCGGCGAAGGCGACGCCGCGCTCGGCGAGCACATCGAGCTTCGGCCAGGCGCCCTCGAGCGGACCGTCGGTCTCGCCCGGCAGGAAGCCGTAGTCGAGGTGCCAGCACTGCTTGTTCGGGCCCCAGCCGAGGAAGGCAAAGTAGATGCCGTCGGACTGGACGTCGGCGGTGAGCGTGACGTAGAGGACGCCGGCCGGCGCCTGGCCGCGCTGCCACTCGGCCTCCTTGCGGGCTGCGAGGAGCTCCCATTGCGGCCCGTCGCCCTTGACCTCATAGGCGCGGCCGAGCACCGCGTTCTGAAACGGCTGCAGGAGCTCGGGGTCGTCGCCGGCAGCCTTCTCCTCGGCGGCGATCTGCTCCCAGCGCTCGAACGCCGAGATGAAGCCGGTGATCGCATAGCCCTTGACGAAGCGGCCGGTCTCGCGCGCCCGCCAGGTCGCAGCGTCTTCCGGGGTGATCGTCTTAGGCGGGACCTCGCCATTCGCGTCGGGCGCGGTCGGGATCCAGGTCGCGCCGTTCGCCGCGGCGAGCATGTCGCGCTTGTCGCCCTCAGTGTGCTCGGCGCCGCAGGCCGGGCACTTGACGCGACAGCGGAACGGCGGCTCGGGGTTCTTCTCGACGTCCTCCCAGTCGAGATCGGATAGCGCGCGGCAGGCCTTGCAGGCGACGTAGTAGCGGCGCTGGTCGCTCTTCGCGTACTCACCGTCTATGTCGCTGCCGGCGAGCTTCGGCGAGGAGACGTCGAGCACCTTCGCCAGGCCGAAGACGCGGTAGGTTTTCAGGCGCTGGTCGGAGAGCGCCTTCGGGTCGCCCTCGCCGTCGGCATTGTCGGTCCAGGCGGAGCGGTCGTCGCGCACCATGAACCGGATCGAATGCTGGCGGAGCGTTGCCGCCGAGTTGGCGCCGGCGAGAAGCAGGAAGCCGCCCTTGAAGCGGATCCGCTCCGAGGTCGACCCTTCGCCCGAGCGCGACTTCGACGGCGCGACGACGCCGCCCTTGGCCGGCGAGAGAACCGGGGTGGCCGCGATCGTCGGCCCGAGCTTCTCCTGGTACCAGTCCTTCGCCGCCTTGACCGTCGGCCCGATATACATCGCCGGGCCCGGCGTCCGGTGCATGACGAAGCCGAGCCAGTTCTCGGCGACCGCCGAGCCGCCCGACTGCGCCGGCTTGATGATGACCACCTGCTCGCACGGATCGTCCGGCGAGAGGGCGTCCATTGGTTCGCAGAGGTACGGCGCAACCTCGTTCCGCCACGGCCCTGGCAGGGCGCCCATGTCGGGGACGATGCGGTAGCGGGCCGACCAGTCACTCAGGAGCTCGTGCGGGTCGGGGCGGATGCCTGAAGAAGCCGCACGGAAGGCGCCGAGCGCGTTACGTTTGAGGCGCTCCTGGCTCTTCTTCGCCAGATCCGTCAGCAGGGAACTCACCATCACCGTCGTCGTCCGCAGTTCCCAGCCGATCGAGCTCAACAGCGATCGCTTCGAAGTGCCGCCGGCCTTCACTCAGCATGATGGCTCGTGCCGCGCGCTCATCCGTCGCCGCAAAAGCGCGACCAGTCTGCGTCGCGAGGAACGCCATCGTCCCGTCGCGCACACGCCGGAAAACGAGCATCAAGCGCCGCTCGACCTCATCCTTGTCGACGAGGATTCCGAGCCGCTCCTCGAGGTCGAGCCGCGCGTTCTCCGCCTGGTAGGCTTCACGCTCGGCCCGCGAAGCGTGGTAATTCGCCTTACCTGGCGAGTTTCCGACGTCTTCAGTCTCGTCCGCCGCCAATTCCGACTCGGTTTGGGCTATCGGCGCCCGAAAATTGCGAAATTCCTGAGCCGGATCGGCCACTTCGCGCCGGAGGCGGTCATAGACCACCTGGTTCACCAAAACGGCGCCTTTCGGCCCCGGTCTGGTGCTCAAAACGCCCTGCTTTTGCCAGCGAAGGACGTTCTTGTGGGCGGCTTGTCGCGAGATACCTGCCCGCCTCGCGATCTCTGCGATCGGCATCCATACTCCGCCACCGATCTCAGCCATGCTCATTGGCGTCACAGCAGCGTAAGGCGCAAAGCCGCCTTCTTGAGATTAATCCGTGCGGGCAGGGGCCGCAGATTGGGGAGCGCCCAGGCGCGCTTTAGCTGTTCGGGATCGCTCAGGTCGAACGAGGCCAACGGCAAAATGTGATCGATATGGATCTCGCCGGCACAGAACCGCCGCCAATCCATACCAGGTCCGAATTGTCGCTCAAGATGCCGCCGCAGATCGGGTACCGTATAGCCCACAAGCCGCTCGACAGACGGCGCCCGTCCGCCGCTCTTTACGGCCGCCCTGAGCAGATCACCGATCTTCTTGCCCTGCCGCTTTCGCCGACTGGCGGCGCGTAGCCTTTGGCGCAGGTTAAAGTCAGGATCGAGCCTATAACGAATGCGAAACGCCTGCGCGCTGGTCAGATTGGGATCGAGCCAGGGCTTCTCGCGCACCAATATAGCGCGCCGCAGCTCTCGCGCAGCCATCTCGCTGGCTCGCTTCGCTTCGCGTGCTACCTCTCTCTGCGCCTTGACCTCAAGCGACAGCGCACGACGGCCAGCTTTGCGGAGGGGCATATAAACGCGGCCGGCAGCCAAGGCCGCTCGGCGGCGATATTCCTGCCGTTGCTCTTTTGTCCGCCCAAAATGCTGCGAACGCTCACATTCGCGGCATCGTGCCCGATGGCCCCCGACACCATCTTTCTTAGGCCCGAAATCGGCTAGCGGCTTCCTGACGCCGCACAAAAGGCAAGTCTTGCCGTCGGGCCCCAACGAACTGACTTTTCTCGGCGCGTATGCGCGGCCCGCAGCGGCGGCCCGGCGAGCTCGACGCTCTCTGCCCAACTCAGCGACACACCCGCGACATTGCGACGTGTGCTTGTGCTTATTGAACTCACCTAGCGGCTTTGTCTCGCCACAACGCGAGCAAATCTTCTGCCCCTCGGCAACAGCCGACGGCCACACGCGCGGGGTATAGCGGCGCCCTCTACTGAGCGCTTTCCTTGCGCTATAGCGCCGACCGTATTCCGCGACACAGGCCTTGCAGTTCGCACGCCCATAGGCGCTTGCGTTTTGAGCATGAAATTCGATGAGAGGCTTCGTCAACTCGCACCGGGAGCAGGTTTTTAGGAAGGCGCCAGCAACCATCACCACCTGGTGCGGCAGCTCCGGAGGGCGGAGCCCTAACGCGGCGGCCTTCAGAACGAGACGGCCGTTCAGCCTAAGTTTTTCCTCGCTCGCCTTACGAAGCGCTTCCACTAACGCAACTCCGTCAACCATATCGAATCGCATTGGTCAACCCGCGTCAACCCTGATCAACCCTGTCGAAAAAGGAAGAGGCTACCCCCTTAACAAGCTCCGCTCACC